GTTGATATATTAAATGCTACAAGAAAAATAGCAATAGAAGTACAAGGCCGACAACACAATGAATTTAATAAGTTTTTTCATAGTGGTTCTCGCTTAAAATATTTAGAGTCAATTAAACGTGACTTAAAAAAAGCAGAATGGCTTGAAATGAATGACTTTAATCTAATAGAAATAAACGAAGACGAAATAAATCAACTTTCAAAAGATTTCTTTTTGAAAAAGTTTGATGTAGTGTTATAATCAACTTTAAGGTCCGCATCTACCTTACGCTGGTCTCTGAGTGCCATGCTGAAAGGTGCGTAACCCGAAACTCAGAAGGCCCGCGCTTGCCTTGTATTGGTGACTAAGTGCCATATTGAAAAGCGCGAGAACTGAAACTTAGCAAGGTCGCCCCGCCTTGAACCAAGGGGCTAAATTTTGAGGCGCGTACCTGCCTCACGCTGGTCTCTGAGTGCCAAGCTGAAAGGTGCGCTCTAGGAAACTCAGCAAGGTTGCCTCCGCCTTGATCCAAGGGGGCGAAAAAAAAACAAATTCAAGGCTTGACCTTTTTTAAAAAACGTGTTATATTCAGGAAACGAAATGCAAATATTTTCTCTAAGAATCGAAAAACAAGTATTAAGCGGATTAATTAAATATCCTGATATTTATGCAGATATTGAAAAATTCGTAAGCGAAAAAGATTTTTTCAACGATGTCCACAGAACAATTTACTCGGTAATCAAAAGCACAATCGACGCTGGTGACAGAGTAGACAAAGTTTTAATTGCGGAAAAAATTAGAAACCTCGGCGTATCTTTCAAAGATGAAATAGATATTTACAGTTATGTAGATAATCTAGCTTTTTCACAAATAAAACAAAAAGCGGTCATCGACTCAGCGAAAGAGCTTTTAAAATACAGAATCCGCAGAGAGCTACAAGAAACAACGCAAAATGTAATCAAATACATCGAAGCGTCAGGAAATGATGCAATTGATGATATTATTTCTAATTGTGATTCATTGTATAATTCTCAAATTAGTTCTTATTCTTTAGACGAAGAACCCATCGCGATTTATGAAACGATGGAAGAACTCATCGAAGAGCGTGGAAATAATCCAGACAAAGACTCTGGCTTCATCACTCCATATCCAGAATTTAATCGCCTGTATGGCGGCTTGAGGGCTGGAAATATCTACGCGGTTGTAGCAAGACCCGGCCAAGGCAAAACAACTTGGATCAACAACATGGTCGCCAAAACATCCGAGATAAATGACATACCTGTTTTGATGCTCGACACGGAAATGTCCACCGTTGACATCCAGTTTCGCGTGGCGTCTTCTGTAACCGATGTTCCAATGTGGTGGCTTGAGACAGGAAACTTCCGTAAAAACGAAGAGCTTAACTCCAAGGTCAGAAACACATTCCAAAAGCTCAACAAAAAAACACAAGTTTATCACGCCTTTATCGGCAACAAAAATATCGACCAAGTTGTATCCTTGGTTAAACGATGGTATCTGCATACAGTTGGCCGTGGTAATCCGTGTATCATCTCGTATGATTATGTAAAGCTAACTGGCGAAAGCGTAAGCAAAAACTGGGCAGAGCATCAAGCTATTGGTGAAAAAATCGATAAGCTCAAAAAACTGTCCGAAGAAATTGACGCGCCTATTGTTACCGCGATGCAGATGAACAGGTCGGGCGAAGCTGGGCGAAATAGCTCTGCGGTTGACGATTCATCAGCTATCTCTCTGTCCGATAGGCTTCAATGGTTCGCGAGCTTCGTGGCGATCTTTAGACAAAAGAGCATTGATGAACTCGGCAGGGATGGTGAAAACTTTGGGACGCACAAGCTTGTTCCTTTGAAAACTCGATTCCAAGGCCGTGACGCAGCGGGTCATCACGATTTGGTTCGTAGGCCGCTAGAAAATGGATCAGTAGTTTTCGAGAAGAACTATCTAAACTTTACAGTGCAAAACTTCAATGTGGAAGAGCGTGGGTCGTTGCACGATGTAGTTGAAGCTCAACTTGAGCGATTCAACCCTGAAGATGTCAACGAAAACGATGGCGAGGAGTTGATGTAATGGAAGTCAGAGAGATACTAGAAAATATTGGATACACCAATATTAAAGAAGACGCGAAAACCTATCGCATGAAGCCTCTGTACAGAGATTCAAGCAGCGATACAGTTCTCAGTGTGATGAAAGACACTGGCTCGTTTATTGATTTTAGTAAAAATATTTCTGGCTCTCTAAAAGACTTAATAAAAATGTCGCTCGATTTCAAAACCGAGGACGAAGCAATACAATGGTTAGAAAAGAATACTGACGGCCTCGTACTAAAGCCAAAACAAGAAAAACCAATAATTAAAGAAACTAAAATGTTTTCTAAAGACTGTCTTCAGAAGTTAATTAAAGATCATTCTTATTGGAACAATAGAGGAGTTTCTAATCAAACTTTGGAGCTACTTCAAGGCGGAGTCGTTAAAACCGGAAAAATGAAAGATAGATATGTTTTTCCTATTTTTGATTATCAACAAAATTTAGTTGGAGTATCTGGTCGAGACTTGATAAACGATCCAGAATCTAAACGGCCAAAATGGAAACACATTGGCGATAAGTCTCAGTGGAAGTATCCGATGCAAGTAAACAATAAGATTATTAGACAATCTAAAGAAGTTATTGTTGTTGAAAGTATTGGCGACATGCTTGCTTTGTGGGACGCTGGAATACACAACACTGCCGTGGCTTTTGGTTTGCAAGTTGGCTTGGGTCTGCTAAACTATTTCATTCGCGTCGATGTTGACAAAATCATTCTCGCGTTGAACAACGATGCGTCAAACAACAACGCTGGTAACGAAGCGGCTCAAAAAAATCTAAATAGATTAACGAGATACTTCGATCACGATCAAATACAAATAGCCCTACCCGAACAAGGAGACTTCGGTGACATGTCTCTGGAACAAATACTAAACTGGAAATCTAATTTATAATTATGAGCGAAGAAAAAATTCTCTCTGCGTCAAGAATCAAGACATTAGAATCTTGCTCTTGGAAATACTGGTGTACCTATCACCTCAAACTGCCGCGTTCTTCAAATGCTGGAGCGGTCAGAGGAACTGTTTGCCACTTGGTTCTGGAGCTTCTACTAGACGACAGACACAAGCAGTATGTAAAGACCATAACCGAATCTGGTACTATTGAATCTGTATCATCGATCAAAAAGTTGGTAGAAAAAAACCTAACTAAGCTCGGATACTACAACGAAGAAAACTATGAAATGTGCGACGAAATGATTGTCGTTGCCCTGAACTTAGATTTCTTTGGAGGTAAAGGTGCTTCGATTACCGACCCCGAAAAAGAATTTCTACTGGATACCACAGACGATCCCGACAAGCCGAGTTACAAAATCCTTGGTTACATCGACAAGCCAATCGAATACAAAGATAAAATTCGTATTGTTGACTACAAATCCAGTAAAGAAAGATTCACTGAAAAAGAATGCGAATACAATGTTCAAGCATTGGCGTATTTGTTGGCGGCGAAGCAGATTTGGCCAAAGATTAAAGATACTTCAATTGAGTTTCAGTTTTTGAGATTTCCAGAAAATCCATCTATTGAAATTAAAGCCAACGAAGAGCAGCTAAAAGGTTTTGAAGAGTACCTCGGATATATTTATAGCATAATAAATAACTACACCGAGACAGACGCGCATTCTAATTTCGCCTCTCGTCAACCTCGTCCAGAAAAAGGCGACGGTTTTAAAGGGCCGTTGATGTGCGGCTTTGCAAAATATCCGGGCCAACTCAAAAAGAATGGCGATCCAATGTGGCATTGTGAGCACAAGTTTGCCTATGATTATTACGCGCTTGTTGACAGCAAAGGAACGGTTCTAAAAACGGCGATGACCGAAGACGAATTAGATTCCTCTAAAGGTAGCATCGAGAAACGTCATTACGAAGGCTGCCCAGCGCACCCCCAAGGCTCAAGCGGTTCCCAAGATGACGGTTTTGGATTTTAACTCTTGACATTTCTTAAAAAACGTGTTACTCTAATTAAAGATGATACCGCTATTTAAATCGCAATACTCGCTCGGCAGAAGCATCTTGACGCTTGATGCTCACGGCACTGGTGTCCAGAATGGTCCAGACTCTATCGTGGACATTGCAGTTGAGAATAAATTCAACGAAGTATTTTTGGTGGATGATTCTATGACGGGCTTTCTACAAGCCTACAAAAATCTAAAGGATCACAATATCAAATTAATATTTGGTTTAAGGTTGAGCGTGTGCTCGGACATGCACAACAAATCAGAAGAGGAGTTGGGTAAAACTTCAAAGTCTATCATTTTCGCTAAAAATAAAAGCGGCTACGAAAGACTCATCAAAATATCAACTGACGCCGCTCGAAACGGATTCTATTATCAGCCCAGAATCGACTACAAGACGCTTGCATCATACTGGAGCGAAGACGATTTGACGCTCTGCATTCCGTTTTACGATTCATTCCTGTATTATAATACGCTAACGTCTGCCGTGTGTTTGCCCGACTTTAGCTTCACAACGCCGACGATGTTCGTAGAGGACAACGATCTTCCATTTGATGATATCATCAGACAAAAGGTTGAGTCTTACGCCGCATCAAACGACCTGAGAGTTGAAAAAGCCAAGAGTATTTACTACATCAACAATAAAGACTTCAAAGCTTATTTAACGTTCCGCTGCGTCAACAACAGAAGCACTCTCAATAAGCCAAACCTAGAGCACATGTGCAGCGATAAATTCAGTTTTGAGAGTTGGAGCGTGAACAATGAAAGCATTTAAATAATGGACGACCACTTACTTAGATTCGACGAAGACAAGACTCTAGTTTTTATTGACTGCGAGACTTTGAACCTATGCTTGAACAAATGCCACAATCTTCCGTGGCAGGTGTCAATGATCAAAGTTCAAGGGAACAAAGAAATTGCTCAAAAAGACTTTTTCTTAAAATGGGACACGCATCTGTCAATCAGCGAAGATGCGGCTCGTATCACGCGATACAGCCAGTCAAAAATCGATAAACACGGCGTCAAGCCAGAAGAAGTTTTCCCAACAATTCAAGATTGGCTAGACAACGCCGATTACATTGTCGGGCATAATATTCTCGGTTTTGACCTTTATTTAATTAAAGATTTGTACGAGCAGTTTGGTGCGGATTACAAACCACTGGTCAGCAAGACAATTGACACAAATTCCCTCGCGAGAGGGGTCAAAATGGGCCTAGAATACCGTTCTAGCGACGATTTGACCTGCTACCAGTACAAAGTCTACCACACCAAGAAAAAGGGCGTTAAATCGAGCCTGACGG